AAACAATTACGTTTGTAAGACATCCATCAGGAGTTGGAGGATTACACACTGCTGTTGCTAACGGAACAAACGTTAGAAGAAGATGGCAGTATTATGATCTAGTAACTGCTGCACCAGGAACATCACCTTACGTTTCAAATAAAGGTGGTTCTGGAGATGAATTACACGTTGTTGTAGTAGATGAAGACGGTGGTATTACAGGTACTGCTGGAACAGTATTAGAAGTTTATGACTCAGTTTCAAAAGCTTCTGACGCTAAAACTCCACAAGGAGATACAAACTACTATCCAGATGTAATTTATAATAAATCAGAATATATCTATTGGATGGACCACAACCCTTCAGGAACAACTTGGGGTGATCCAGCATTAAATACTACATATACTTCGGTAACAGTAGTATCTAATTCTTCATTATCAGGTGGTTCAGATGGTTCTGCTGCAACAGTAGCTGAATTAAAAACTGCTTACGAAAAATTTGAAGACGCAGAAACAGTAGATGTAAACTTAATTATCGCTGGTAAAGGTGATAGTACACACATAGACAATTTAATTACAATTGCAGAAAACAGAAAAGACGCTGTCGTATTTGCGTCTCCTGAAAGAAGTGATGTAGTTAATGTTACAAGTTCGGAAACACAAACAAATAACGTTAAATCGTTCTTTGATTCAATCCGATCTTCTTCATATATTGTATTTGATAGTGGTTACAAATATACTTACGACAAATACAATGATGTGTTTAGATATGTACCTTTAAACGGTGATATTGCTGGTCTTGCTGCAAGAACAGATTTAGTTGCTGACTCTTGGTTCTCACCTGCTGGTTACAACAGAGGAGTTTTAAGAGGAGTAGTTAAACTTGCTTACAACCCAACAAAAACACAAAGAGATACACTATACAGAGCTAGAATCAATCCAGTTTGCACATTTGCTGGACAAGGCACAGTCTTGTTTGGAGATAAAACTGGTTTATCTGCTCCTAGTGCGTTTGATAGAATCAATGTAAGAAGATTGTTTATCACTTTAGAAAAAGCAATCTCTACTGCTTCTAAATTTCAATTGTTTGAATTTAATGATGAGTTTACAAGAGCTCAATTTAGATCAATCATTGAACCATTCCTAAGAGATGTACAAGGCAGAAGAGGTATCACAGACTTTTTAGTAGTATGTGATGACTCAAATAATACTGCTGATGTCATTGATAGAAATGAATTTAGAGCAGACATTTTTGTCAAACCAGCTAGATCAATCAACTTTATAACTCTACAATTCGTTGCTACACGAACAGGTGTTGCTTTCGAAGAAGTGGTAGGAGCATAGGAGAATAACAATGCCAAATATTAATGACTTTAAAAGTAAATTAAGAGGCGGCGGAGCTCGTGCTAACCAGTTTAGAGTTACAATGCCTTTCCCAGGATTTGCAAGTGTTGGAGGAGAAACAGAAGATATGTCTTTCCTTTGTTCATCTACAAGTCTTCCAGGGATGACGATTGGAGAAGTTGCTATACCATTTAGAGGAAGAGAGTTATATGTTGCTGGTGATAGAACATTTGCAACGTGGACTACTACAATTCTAAATGATACTGACTTTAAAATCAGAAACGCTTATGAAAGATGGTTAAATGGTATTAACAATATGTCCGATAACGAAGGACTAGTTAATCCAGCAGACTATCAAGTTGATGCTTTCGTTGACCAACTAGATAGAAACGGCAACGTGATTAAATCATACACATTTAGAGGAATGTTCCCAACTACGTTGGATGATATTCCTTTAGACTATGGTACTAATAATGCAGTAGAATCTTTTACTGCTACTCATAGATACCAATACTTTGAAACAAATACTACTACTTAATAGACGACTAAATAATTAAGTAGAATTGAGGATAAATTATGGCTGAACTATTTGGGTTTAAGATAGAACGATTAAAAGGTCCATCAACAGATCCAAGACAAAATATAGTCCCACCTCAAGCGGATGACGGTACACAAACCGTCCCCGCTGGTGGGTTTTTTGCGTCTTATGGAGGTTTTGATGTTACCGCTAGAAACGAATTAGATTTAATAAGAAGATATAGAGAGATTGCATTACATCCAGAATGTGATAGTGCAATAGAGGACATTGTATCAGAAGCAATTGTCTCAAACGAAAATCAACAATCCGTACACGTTGATTTAAGCAAATTAGAATACAACGATAAAATTAAAGGTAAAATAAGAGAGTCTTTTTCTGAAATATTGAAATTATTAAATTTTGATATAAAAGGACACGATATTTTTAGAAGATGGTATGTTGATGGTAGATTATTTTATCATAAGATAATTGAAAAAGAATCACCAAGGTTAGGTCTAAGTGAATTAAGATATATTGATCCTAGAAAAATTAAGAAAGTAAGAGAAATAAGAAAAAATAGAATAGATGGAACACCAGGTTCTTTTGCTTTTGAAAATAAATTCCAAGAGTATTATATTTTTAATGAAAGAGGAATTAATCCTACTATTACTTCAAATGTAGGTGGATTACAAATTGCTACAGACGCTATTTCATATTGTCCATCTGGTCTTATAGATCAAACACACAATCAAGTATTATCTTATTTACATAAGGCAATTAAACCAGTAAATCAATTAAGAATGATTGAAGACGCTGTTGTTATTTACAGAATTGCTAGAGCACCTGAAAGAAGAATATTTTATATTGATGTAGGTAACTTACCTAAAATCAAGGCCGAACAATATTTAAGAGATGTTATGGCTAGATATAGAAACAAACTTGTGTATGACGCAAGTACAGGTGAAATTAAAGATGATAGAAATCAAATGAGTATGTTAGAAGACTTTTGGTTACCTCGTAGAGAAGGTGGGAGAGGAACTGAAATTACAACTTTACCTGGTGGTCAAAACTTAGGTGAGATTGCTGACATAGAGTATTTTCAAAAGAAACTTTACAGATCATTAAACGTACCAATTAGTAGATTAGAAAGTGGTACAGGATTTAATCTGGGAAGAGCTGCAGAAATTAGTAGAGACGAAGTTAAGTTTACTAAATTTATAGGTCGTTTAAGAAAAAAATTCTGTATGTTATTCCACGATCTGTTAAAAACACAATTAATACTAAAAGGTATTATTGCTCCTGAAGAATGGGATTCCATTGCAGGAGATATAACATATAGTTTCTTACAAGATGGTTACTTTGCTGAATTAAAACATACAGAAATGTTAAGAGAAAGAATTGGTCTTGCTAGAGATTTAGAACAATATGTTGGTAAGTATTTCTCTCATCAATATATTAGAACAAAAATATTAAAACAAAATGAACAAGAACAAGAAGAAATTGATAAACAAATCCAAGAAGAACAACCAGAAGAGCCACAACAAACAGAATCTGGCACAGACGGTACAGAAGTTGGATCTGTTGATCAAGGAAATGACTCAACGGTCAAATAATTAATAAGGAGTTATAAATATTACTATGACTAAAGAAAATATAAAAAATTTTGTTAATTCACTTGAAAAAGGAAATAACGATCAAGCAACAGCAGATATAAAAAATGCTCTTGCTGATAAAGTTACAAGTGCTTTGGATAATCAAAAAGTTGATGTGGCTAAGTCTGTGTTTACAGGTGCTGTAGGAGTTAAAACTCCTGAAGCAAATGTCTTTACTGGAAATGACATACCAGATACTTCAGCAGGAGATGTTTCAAGCAATGAAATTCCTCAGTAAATTAAGACAAGAATTTGTAACTGAAGCAAACGATTATAAACGAACAAGACAATATAATAAATTGTCACCAAAACTTAAGCTTGCAGTAGATATGGTTTTTAAAGCTGCAGATAAAGACGCAGATGTAATTGCTAATTTTGAAAAAAATGTAAATACAGCTGCAAAAAAATATAATGTAAAAGTTAGTGATCTTATGAAATATTTTGATAACGAAACATTAACTATATTAAGAAGGTAAAAAATGGCACAAACATTTATAGTAAAAGGTAGTAACATAGATAATCCAAGTGCAAATACTATTGGTAATGCTAACTTTGTTAGAGTACACGCAACATCAGCAACTACTTTAACAGTTACAGATGGACAAGATTCTCCTGTAACTTTAGGTACTGTATATATCGCTAGCGGTGATACAGTTATTATTGAAAAAGCACCAAAAGATAAAATAACTTGCCCTACATCAAAAGTATCTGCTGTAGGTTCTCCAAGAAGTTAATTATGTTATGGCAATCACTACTACTAAACTAGCAGACGATAACTTTAAAGTAATCATAAAAGCAAGTGGTGTGGGAAGTGAAACAAAAGAATTATTGTTAGACGCTTCTGATACATTAGGTGCAACAGCAAGTCCTAATCTATCAATCGCACATTTATATTATGAGATTTTAGGCACAGGAAATATTACTTTATTTTTTGATGCTGAAACAGATGAAGAAGTTACAACAACTTTTAGTGGTCGTGGTAACTATGGATTAAAAAAAGAAGAACCTAAAATTAAACAAGGTGATACAGGAGTTACTTTAGTTAATCCAACTGGAGATGTATTATTATCTTCGGATGAAAATGTTACAAGTTACAATATAATAATAGAGTTTAGAAAAGAAAAAGGATTTACAAATGGCTGATACAGTTTCAAGTCTTACAATTGCAGACACAAGTGGTGTTAAATACACAGCAAAATTTACTAATTTTTCTGATGGTACAGGTGAAACATTAGTACGAAAAGTTGACGCTTCTTCTACAACTTTTATGACAGAAGATGGCAACAGGAAAATTTCAAAAATTTATTGGTCAGTTAATACAGCAAACCCTAAATCAGGTGTAGAAATCATATGGAATGGTGCAACAAATGCTACCGCAGTTTTCTTATCTGGTCAAGGTTTTTGGGATTTAAGAGCTTCTGGAAATGAAATAAGTAACAACTCTACAACTCCTACAGGTGATGTTTTGTTCTCAACAAAGAACTTTGCAAACGGTGATAATTACACGATTTTAGTGGAGTTTAGATAACAATTTGTATAAATAATAGAGAGAATTTAGAGATAGATACAAATGAAGTTAATTACGGAAGAAATACAAAACGCAGAATACATTGTTGAAGAAGCTTCTAATGGAAAGAAAAACTATTCCATTAAGGGTGTCTTTATGCAATCTGATATTAAAAATAAAAATGGGCGTGTTTATCCTAAAGAAATCTTACAAAAAGAAGTCG